CCACCTAGTTTTTCCTGCAATCTACGCAGTGAGTTGGTGCATCTACGATCAGCAGTAGATACTGCACACTCTAAGAACGCTGCAATCTGCTGCAAGGTAGCGTTATCGTAGTGACGCATACGCAACGCCACTTGATCCTTCTCATCTAGTTCTAGGTAGGCTTTCTTAATATCTATCAGACTAGCAAGTAGGTTGCCACCTTCTGCAGGGCTAGATGATCCTCGTGGCAAGCCATCTTTAATCATCTCTTGTGCCTGCTCTAGCACTGTGCCACTTACGATAGATGAGATAACAAAGGGTAGTAGCTGGCCAAGCATCAAGGTTTCATAGTAAGCCTCGTCCATCAACTGATAGCCAGACTTGGTAGCCTTCTCCTTGCGTACATAACGCTCTGCTGCACGCCTCATCTGATAAGCGATGCGCCTTTGATTATGTTCTAACTCTTTAGGATCTTCAACACTCATCTGCTCAGTGATGTAATCATTACGAGTGATAGCCCAAGCGATACACTCTTGGGTGATGTCATCTCGTTCTACCCAATTCTTGTAGCGCCGGTGAATTGCATAGGCAACAGACGGCGCTAACTCATAGACAATAGGGTGGAGTTTAATCACAGTCAGTGGCTTCAACCTCTGGCCATACGCCATCTAGTACCATCATTGCAATAGCAGAGTAGTTCAATAGATCGAGGAATGAATCACGCAAGGACTCATTACTAGGCTGCACATCTGAGTCAATCAGATTATTAATACGAGCTATCTTATCCCACATACGTACACGCAGACCATTAAGTGGTCCACCTGGTGAGTGAGCAATATTCTTTGGGCCGTAGTCGTGGTGCTTACGAATGAGTAAGTTACCTGCAGTATCCATAATGCGCCAGACATCTGTAACAAACTCTGGATCTATCTTGTCGGTGTAGGGCGCAAGAGAAGTGTCTCTGTCTCCGTATTGATCTCTAGGATCTGGAAGCCCATATGTTCCAAAGTCTGTACCATCTGTAGCCATTCGTCTCTACTCATCCTTTCGGTTCGCCCACTAGCAGGGTTCTGGTGGCATCTGCACCATATGCTAAGTAGTAGTCATTGATATCCATACCAGGTGGTAGTGTAACAATAGTTGAGTTTAATATCTCATTGGCGACACGCTTGGCAAAGTCTGCACCAGGGTTGGTGCCATCTTCTTTAATGTCGTTATCGCCTACAACAAAGATAGTTTCATATCCTGTAAATAACTTGGGAAAGTGTGGCTTCCAAGACTGCACTCCAGGGACACCTACTGCTGGTATACCTAGCATCCCACTGGTGATGACTGCATCAAGTTCACCTTCGCAAATAACTATATGAGGTGACATCGGTATCACATCTGAGACATTGTAAAGGTGTGCCTTCTGCCCAGTAGGTGATCCATACTTAGGCTTGCCATCATCCAAGCGTCTAAACTTAAAGCCTACGCAACTACCACCGGCGGTGATGTACGGAATGGAGATCCATCCTTCATACATCTCGTGACCATTCATCGCATCAGTGACTGTGCCTAACTGGAACCTAGCTGCTACGAGTTCAGAGATCCCACGTTCTGCGAGTGCGACCAGAGTCTCTGGACTTACCTCTTGGGCGTATCGTTGCGCCGCTTCCAGTAGCAATTTCGACTGCGCGTTTGAGGCCATCCTTAAACTCCAAGTTCTCTATGATGCAGACTATGTTCACTGCGTTACCACCCTTACCGCAGGTGTGGCAGAAATATAAATTCTTATATGTGTTGATTACTGCAGACCTACGTGTGTCACTATGCAAGCAACACTTAACTGATACATCTTGTCCTTCTCGTACTTCCCCACCGAAGTAGGTAACGATTGGACCTATGGGGATTGAGTTTGCATCAGTGGAGTTGGAACTCCCTCGACCTTTACCCAACCTTGACCAGTCTTGTGCTGGCATACACATCCTCCGCACTTCTCGTGCCAGTGTGCAGCACGCTTGAGATGGTTCAGTGAGTTCTCCTCACCGGCCTTGATGCAGTTATCGCAGATCATTCTTCTACGTATTCCTCTGTTGCTTCTTCAGCATCAGCTTCTGCGATTGCTTCATCGAGTGGTACAACTTCTGGTACAAGTATCTCTGATGTGGTGATATCACCTTGTGGTACTGGCATTATTCATTCTCCTTTAATAAAGTGCAGGCTTTCAACGTTAACATTGCACGCTTTCCGTGTCCTGGTATAGTCAACAACCCGCGTTCTTTGCACTTTCTTATTCTTTCCTTAACTGTACTCACTGGTACTTGCATAGCCATAGCAAGGATGATATGACTATTTCTTTTATTAGTGGCTAGAGTTTCTGTGTAAAGATATGCAACCTTTGCATACTCTTCATCACTAGCAATGACACCTTTGGGCCATCTGCCTATTGATATCTTCATTGCTTCTCCTTTAACCATTGGGTCAGATCCTGGATGACCCAAGCCTTATCTATGCCTGCGTTGCGACGCTTAACTACAACATAATGCAGTGGCACTTCCCCAATACCACGAGCCTTAGCGTAGTTAAGCGCCTCAACTTCAGCTTCGGCCCAGAACTCTGGTAAGGACAGGGCCTTTCTGTTTTTCAATTCAAGGATGTAAGTTTCTCCTGCGATAACAGTAACGATATCGCCTTCATCCTTTGCCCCAGCTTTAGTCAGACGTTCTGCAATGGCACCCATCTTACGTAGCCATTTCATTACATCTGTCTCGAACTGAGAACCCTTAGTCTTGTTGTACTGACTCATCTACCAGTACAACCTTGTTGGTCTTGTTGATGACATTACCTTCTTCATCTTTAACTAATTCGATAACGCCTGATTGAAATAAAGCACCGTAAAAACTGGTCAGGTCTACCTTAATTGCATCAACTTCTGCACGCAGTGTGTTGAGATCTTCACGCAGTGCATCAATTCTGAGGTTCTCTCGGTACTTATTTGATAAACTTTCTTCAGTCATTTAATTCCCTATCTATTCTTGGACTATGTAATCGCCTTGATATCCATTTATTACATCGTTTCTTAGCATAACACCCCACGCATTTTTATCCGATATCATACAAGCAGCATAGTTAACAAAGAGCGTTACGTAATCTTTGCCATCTGCAGCGTGTGGACCAAAGCGGTTCTTAACAACGGCTACCTTCAACTCACCATTAGATGGGTCATAACCAAGCGTTAGGATCAACGCCGGTAACTGACTCACCTTGCCGTGAATGGCACGTCTAGCAGGTGGATTAGATGGTGATCCGTACTCACTCTGCTCAGATACGTGGTGCAGTACCAGTACGCAGGCTTCGGTCTTACGTGCCATATCGTGGAGTTCCATCATTATCGCACGTAAGCCAGCCCACTCGTTGTCAGTCTCTGCTGCAACGTTCATTAAGTTGTCTATCACAATTAACTCTGGAGCGTGGCCATAGAGTTCTACATATGCCCTGATCTCTAACTCGATATCATCTAGTGATGGTGACGAATCAAAGACCCATTTGATATGTTCTAATTTTCCAAAGTGTTTATCGTAGTAGTGCTTATCCTTAGATAAGTTGAGCTCCACCGATACTTGCGAGTGACCAGATGCAACAGATGCTGCTCTCATCATCACAGTTGTAGTATCGGTATCTGCTGAGAAGAAGAGCGTTGGTACGTCTGCCTTCATCGCATAGACGAGTGCAAACATAGACTTACCAGCGTTAGGGGCCGCAGCTACCATACAGACTTGTCCTCGCCGGAACTTAATCTGCTTGAGTGATAGCGCCTGCCACACGTCAGGAAGCGGTGTTGCTTTGGTAAGCACTCCACTCCAAGCACGTGATAAGTCAAGCAACGCCTTCCCCCTTTAATACTATCCGTCGTTTACGTCTAATTATCCTGCGTTCGCCTTCAGCGATTCCTCCCCAAATGCCGTGACTTTCATTCTGTATTCCCCACTCAGCACATTCTGACTGATGCGGACATCTTCTACAGATTGATTTAGCCATTACCATCTCGGTTGTGTTGTTACTTCCAGCTTCCTTTTCAGGAAACCAGAAGTCGCCACCTACTGAAGCGCAAGCAGGGTCCTCATAGAACCGAGGCTCGCGCACCGATCATCGAACCCAGATAGTGTCGCACTTGTCTGTTGCACCCTTTGGTGCAGCACACATATAGCCCTTCCAAGGTCCCTTGCTAGATGTTCCTTCACGAAATGCCATTACTCCGTGACGGCAGACATTGCCTGCATTAGCAGGTTGGTCTTGAGTAACAGGTGTTGCGTTAAATGCTGCAGCAACTGATGCAACTGTTGGTGCTGGTGTTGGTGCTGCTGAGCTAGCACCTAGTTCAACTCCTGTTGCCTTGATGTTGAGTGCGTTCATAGCAAGATCTGCTAGTCCTGACTCTAGTTCTGTAACTGATGCAGCATAAAGATTGATAAGTGTTCCATCAGATAACTTGTAGTTAACCTGGAACTTTGTTCCTTCTGTAGCCATTA